GAATGAATTGACGCTGTACTCTCATGTACAGTATCGGGGATATTGTAAAGGTAGGACTCACCAAAGAAGACAAAATGATGCAGGCTGCTGAAAAAAAGCTTTTGCCTAAGATGGCAAAAACAGGTAGAGAATACATGGTTGCATATGATGCAGCTGGAAAACAAATTTTCCAAAAAGCAGGAAGTAAAAAATCCATAGGATTTACTGCAGAGGAAGGAGAGCTTATGAGGGGCAGTAATTTTTATCATTCTCACCCTAATGATTCTGCTTTCAGTTCTGCTGATTTTGTGACTGCACGGCTATTGGAATTTGACAGTATGAATGTCACTTCTGAAAAATATAATTATACTTTAAAGTCCTCTGCTAAGTCTACCTGGGGAAATAAAACAAACATTGAAACAGAATATAAGAAAATAAAAGCAGCTCATACCAAGCCGGGTCAAGTGTATTATGATGCGCTGAGAGCTGATGGGCTTGATGATGCACAAGCACAGAGGATAGCCTGGGCAGAAAATACACATAGTATAAATTTAGAGATGGCAGAAAAGTTTAATCTTGAGTATGAAAGGAAATTAAGATGATTTATCAAAAAAAAGATCCAGATATTGTTATTGATGATGAGACAGCTGGTGTTGACTATGCCCCGTTTGAAAATCCAGATGAGAAAGATAATTAAATAATAAAAGCTTTTACTAATAAAAGAAATAAGGTATAATAAACCTATATAATCAAAGTAGCAGATGGAGGCAGCATGAAGAAAAAACAGGAAAATAAAGATGGTGTGAATTATTATGATGGGTCTTCAGGGAAGCTGCTGGAACTCAGATCAGAAGGTGAGGAAAAAGGAGTTGTTGAAGCCTATCTGACCAAGTGGGATTCAGTAGACACCTGGGGCACCAAATTTAAAAAGGGAGCTTTTGCCAAAACTTTTCAGAAACGAGGGGCAAAAGGCACAAGACTTATCTGGAATCACTCTGAGCTTGCTGGTAAAATTTTGGAATTGAGAGAAGATTCATATGGCCCATTTGCCAAAGCTCAATTCAATCTTGAGACAGAAGCTGGAAAAAAAGCATATGCCCATGTTAGAGCTGGAGACATTAGTTGTTTTTCATTCGGTTTCAATACAGTAAAGGACAACTGGACAGGCCAAGTGAGAGAAATCACAGAGGTTGATATGCTTGAATGTGGCCCGGTTGTTTTTGAGGCCAGTAAAGGGGCAAAAGTAACAGCTGTTCGATCCACAGATTTTGATGAAACTCAGGCAAAAAGAGAGCTAAATGGAAAGGGACGTAGCAGTCAAAACAGACCAACTCCTGCTGAAATCATCACACAAGTTGACACAGCTATTGCCAAATTCCATACTGCTTATATCGCCTGGTTGAATGAATTTTATGATCAGTATGAGTCCAGGGAAGGAAAGGCACCGTGTGAGCACCGGAATACCCTGCAGACAGCTATTAATTCACTGGATACAGAGGGTTTAATAAAAGATACAGCCCTTACCTCAAAGGATGTAGAAACCATGGGAAAAGGGTTGCTGCTGCCTGTTGAAGAGAGAAGTAAATTACTGATAGCAAATCCTGTTCTTGCAAAAGCCCACCAGGAAACAAGATCCAAACTCCTGGAGTCCCTCTGTGATGAACTCAGGCACAGCGGGTTGACTGAAGGGGAAGCAGAAAGAGTTGAAGCCCTGACTGAATTAAATAAAAAACCATCCGAGATTGACGGAGCTATTGATATGCTGCGTGAAATCCGGTCAAATCTTTAATAGCAATATTTAACAAAGGAGAACAGAAAATGGATTTAAAAGATCTGAAAGCAGAGCTTGGGACAACTTTTGAGCTGTTCAAAGAGGCAAATGACAAGGCAATCGGGGAAGCGGAAACCAGAGCGGGTGAAGCTGCTACTGAAACTAATACCAAAGTTGATGCCCTGAATGAGAAAATCACAGAGCTTACTGAAAGCATCAAGGCTGTTGAACTCAGGTCCCAACGTCCTGCAAAACAGGATAAGGAAGGGAAGGAAATCACCCCAGAAATGGAGCTGAGGACTGCTGCCTATGAGAAGTATATCCGGTATGGTGTTGGTGAAACAACAGCAGTAACCTGGGAGCCTGAAGAGTTGAGAGCATTGGCTGGAACATCTGATGAAGATGGTCAGTTTCTGGTGCCTGATGATTTTGAAACGAATATCATCATGAAAGCTTTTGATATTGCTGAAATCAGGCCTTTATGCCAGGTTGGAACCACTTCCCGGGACATGGTGAAAATGGGCGCACTGTCCAAACCTATTGTTGCTTGGGGAACCAGAGGACTGGCCGTTGATCAGCAGACTCTAAACACTGGTGGAATTAAAATTCCTATCAAAAATATCCGGGCATTAGCTTTAATTTCCAATGATACCCTCGATGACGCTGCCGCAGACATAATGTCTGAACTGGAAATGGCGTTTGAAATGGCTGTTGCTGAGACAGAAGATGATGCATTTATTGCTGGAACGGATCCTGACGCACCAAGTGGAATTCTTGCAGATCCCAATGTTATTTTGAATGTTGCAAATACAGGAGTTGCTGCTGCAATTTTTGATTCCTCAAATAACGGAATTGATGCCCTGCAGACCATGCTTTATGCTTTGAAAAAGACATACCGCAGGAATGCTACCTGGGCCATGAATTCTGTTACTGAAGGCGCATATAGAAAATTGGTTGATGGTGATGGTAGATATCTCTGGGATCCTGCAGTTGCTACTGTTGGTGCTCCTACCCTTCTGGGAAGACCCATTGTGAATCCTGAAGGAATGCCTGATATTGCTGCAAATGCTTATCCGGTTATGCTTGGTGACTTCCAGTCAGGTTATAAGATCAGAGATCGTTCTGGATTGGTAATCAAACGTCTCGTTGAGCGGTATGCTGAATACGACCAGACTGGCTTCATTTTGAAAAAACGGGTTGGTGCTAATGTGGCCCTGGCTGAAGCTTTCAGAGTTTTAAAAGTATCTGCATAATAACCCTTGGGTGTGCCTCCTACTTTTTAATAGGAGGTGCACTTAAACACTAAAAAGGAGTGGTTTATGCTGGTGAAAATGAAAAAAACTACCCCAGTATCAACAACTGGGTTGAATAACCTGGTTTGGAAAAAAGGGGAAGTATATGAAGCCCCGGTTGATCTGGCAAAAAACCTTGTAAAAGGGGATCTGGCAGCAGTCAAAAAAGGGGTTGTGATTCCTGAAGTAGAGCCTGAAGTTAAAGTTGTCTCAATTGATGAGCCAGCTGCTGCACCAGGAAAATCAGATGAGCCGGTCTTGGATCTTGATCCCAATAAAGACGGCATCATTGAAATTGATGAATAATAATTTTTAAACAGATAAAAGGAGTTTATTATGAAAAGTGACCCTGGTTCAAATTACACAATTGCAGAGCTTTATGCTGCTGCTTCTGTGGCTGCTTCAACCATTTACTCAGATGAGATGGATCATTCAAAAGCCCAGTCTGGCTCTTTCTTGATCAGCATTGGGACTTATGCTACATCATTTGTTGCAACTCTCCAGAACTCTCCAGACAATTCCACCTGGACAGATGAAGTTGCCGGGGCTGGTAACGATATCAGCGATTCTGTAGTTGCTGCTGGTGAGATTCAGATCAATGTCCCGAATCCCAGAGCAAGATATTCAAGGCTGAAAATGGTCTTGGGTGGCACAACTGTTCTGGCTGTTGCGGGCATTTCTGGCCCGCTTCTTAACATTGATCCTGCGGCTACGTCTTAACATTGTGGTTGGATTAGCTAACTGATCACAGGGTGGGAAGGGTTCCTCATCCCTCCCACCCATTTCACAACAAAGGAAATAAAATGGCATTTGAACTTGTACCATATGCAGATATAAAAGGCTTGTTAGGACTTGAAAAAGCAGCTATGTCTGACTATCCTGCCTTAGGTATTATACACATTCGGCTATTGTCAGCCTTTCAAGAGGAAACAGGCCGGACATTCGAGAAAAAAGAATATACAGAAGCACAATTTGCTGGTGACATGCCTATAGGAATGATACCCTTAAGAGGGTTGCCCGTAGAAACAATATCTGAAGTTTCTGTGGATGGTGTAGAAACAACCGATTATGAAGTCACCGAATATGGGGTGAAGCTGGCTGGCAAGGCAAGCAATTGTGCAGTAGTTGTAACATACACAGGTGGACTTGAGTCTGTCACTGCTGAAATATCTGGAGCAGCTCTTTATCAGTTGGCATATGAATTCCAGTCAAAGGAGCAGATTGGAGCTACCTCATTTTCCACTGAAGGTGGCAGTGTAAACAGGCCTGAATTAGGACTTTTAAAAGAGACAATAAGGATGTTGGCAAGTTCCCGACACCCGTTAAAACTGTGAAAATTTAAATTAGTAACCACTATTTTATAGTTGGGAATTATCAATCATTTCAATGAGTAACAGTTTTAGAATTTATGAGGGCAAGTATACCAGGGTTTGACAAACAGCTCTTAAATCAAAGATTAGCCTGCTTTAAAAGGATTTATAAATGGAAGCAATGTCTGTTAAAATGGAGGGGTCAAAAGAGGTAAAAACCTTTCTGTCTGGCCTTCCTGAGCATTTATTTGGTGAATCAAAAATCATATTTCAAAAGTCTGCTTTTAGTATTACAAACAAAATTAAAACCAATGCCACAAATATTCTGAAAGTCAGGACTGGCCACTTGAAAAGATCCATTGGGTCAAAAGTATCAGGGACAAAATTATCTACTCTAAACATGTCGATTTATGCAGCTGGTAAAGTTGGCGCAGCTAATGTTGTATATGCCCCAATACACGAATTTGGCGGGACAATACGAGCCAAAAATGCTTATAGAAACGTTCCAGGTGGCCCGTATCTTAACATCCCAGCGCCAGATAATAAGACTCCAGCGGGGGTGATGCGGATGTCAGCAAGGCAAGTCTTTGCCCAGGGCGGGCATATCGGGGGCAAGGTTGTTTGGTTGGGTGACAAGCCCATGTTTTTCTTGGTGAAATCTGTAAAAATTAAAGCCAGGCTTGGTATGGTGGATGCAGCAAATGAGGAAATTCCGACTATGCTGACTGCGTTTAAGAATATGCCTTTGGAGGGCTAACATGATCCCATTAAATAAACAATATTTTGATGAAATTGAAGCCCGGCTTGGGAACATAACCATAGCTAATGGGTATACTCAAACAGGCGGGAAAATAGCCAGGGCAAAGTTGACACCATTTAAAGGGTATGATTTACCTGCCTATAATATCTGGGCCACCGACATAGAAAATAGTATTGATCAGTATCAATTAGATACCCGGTCACTACAGGTGTACATAGAAGTCCATTCAAAGACCAATGATGAGCCTTTTATGGATGTGTGCGATAGGCTGGCTCAGGATCTGATTATTGGCCTAAATAGGACAACAGGAAGCCCTGCTGTTTTTGATGATGAAAGCCCAGACTTAGGTGGGATCTGTGATAATTTCATTTTTCTGGGATACGGATATCAGGTAGGAGAAGGGCAAAATCCTTTCTGCGCTATTCTTGCAAGATTTATCGTGAAATATACAGTTAACCAAAATGTATTATAAGGAGTAAAAAATGGCAACAAGTAAAAATGCTAAAATGATGTTTGAATCTGGCCAGAGCTATTCTGATTATGCAGTCATGCCGGACAGCGGGGATGGAATTATTTTCATTGCCTCAGGTGGAACAGTCTTTTCCGGTAGGTCTGGGTATGAGCCATCAATCAGGCCAAATGGAATTGTTACGGGGAGAAACCTCCTGAGCGCTAATGCTTCAAATGATACAGTCAGCATAGCTGCCTTCAGCGCCTATTCAAAAGGAGTTGAGCATGATGTATCAGCAACTACATTGGCCTTAACAAGACCTTCTACAAATGTGGCAAAAATTAGCTCTGTTGTTATGGATGAAGACGGTGTGATTGATGAAATTGAAGGCACTGATGGTGGTTCCACAACTTTTTCTGCAGTTCGTGGAGCTGCTGGAGGCCCGCCTGAAATTCCTGTTGATGATGTTGAGCTTGGGCAGGTGAGAATGGTTGCTTCAGCTGCAGCAGCTTTGGCAGATACTGACTTATTTCAGGTGCCTGGCACACATACTGAGCGGTATGACTTGCCATCTTTTACTTCAAATAATGTTGGGGATGGTGCAGCTGCTTCTGTCCCAGCAAAAGAAAATGCTTATGTGATGTTTGCTGATGAAATCCCGGCTATCCATACATCAGCTGCTAAAAAGCGGGTATATGCTGCTTTCTATACTCCCATTTTTGCGCAGATCCAGAGAGCTGTGGGCTTTGTTCCGGCGGAGAATACTCACTCTTTAAGCTCCCAGCAGTATTATGATGGTGCTGTTGGTTCGGTTGCCTCATCCCTTGGCCAGGCAAGCTTTACGGCGTATATGAATGATAATATCACAGATGCGTTGGTGGCGTTAAAGGATGCTGTATTGACCTTTAAGTTTTTCCCGGACAAGAATAAACTTCCTTACATGATAACACAAGGGATCATGGGGATGGGAAGAGTATTCCCAGTCGATGCTCAGAATGAGGCGTCTATTACAATTTCAGCAGAAAATCAAACAGCTGATTTTAGCAGTTAATAAACATGGGCAGGAGTAAAACCCTGCCCATCTAAAAAATGAGGATCCAAAAATGGGGTTTGATGTAAATAAATTTAGCAATGCAAAATTTAAAGACCGGACTGCAGATGTTCCTGTCCCTGAATTAAAAAAGTTTTTTGATGAGGATGAAGACAAACTTATCTGGACAGTAAAAGGAATCGGGGCAAATGAGATAGCAGTTGCGAATACAGCCATGCAAACAAACAAAGATATCGCTGGAATTGTTTCTGCTCTTTCGTCCACTAATTCAACAGAAAAAATTGAAGCCATACAAGAGGCTATGGGCCTACAAAGTGGGAATGTCCCTGATGACATTGTAAGGAGAATTTCTTTGCTGGTTTCCGGGTGTGTAGAGCCAGAGGTGGATCAAGAGGTAGCAGTCAAGCTTAGTGTGGCTTATTCAGCTGTTTTTTACCGTCTTACAAATAAAATACTATCCCTTACCGGGGAAGGTATGGAGCCGGGGGAGTAGCTGCCCTGTGGAACAACCACAGGGTGAGAGCTGCTTTGAACCTTGGTGATCATTTTGGGAAGCCGCTATATGAACTAATTCCTGACTTGATTCCATATGATAAATTGGCAGATGTTGAGATACAGCTTTGGGGGAAACATTATGAAGAAAAGAGACAAAGGAAACAATAATGGCCAATAATGTGCAAAAAACCATAGACATTATTTTTGATGGCACTGATAATGTTTCTGGAGTGATCGGCGATATTGGGGATAGCATGGATAGCATGGGAAACAATATGGCAGATTTTGCAGGTCCGTTTGAGTCTGCCACAAAAGCAGTCCTTGCTATGGATGTTGCTTTAGCTGCTCTGGTTGTTTCTGGTGTGATGGTGTCCGCCAATATTGAAGCTGAAGCTGTTAAAATGAAGAATGCTCTGGGCCTTCCCACTGAAGAGGCTGAAAAGTTTAAAGACATCGCTTCAGATGTCTATTCTGCAGGGTACGGTGATGATTTAGCTGCATCTTTTGAGGCAGTAACTCTGGCACAGCACAAGTTTGGGGACTCTGCAGAAGTGGATATTGGCCGGGCTGTGATAGCTGCGGCAAAATTAGAGAAGACCTTTGGAGTTGA